CCACAGCCAGGAATAACACCAGGGACGGGAATAACAACTGGTCAACCCAAAGTTATACCACAGCCAGGAATAACACCAGGGACGGGAATAACAACTGGTCAACCCAAAGTTATACCACAGCCACAAGTACCACAAATACCACAGACAACGCAACCCGTGGTAATTCCACCAGGCACTGATCCTTACACTAGATCACAATTGCAGAATCAGCCATTAAACCCTGGTAAGTTACAACCAGGTGTTGGAGGAGCTGGTACTCTCAGTGTGGAAGCTGCTAAAAAAAGAGACGCTGCGGCTAGGTTGCAAAGGCAAGAAGAAATAAGCGCAAAGCTGGTAGAGTTTCAAAGAAATTTGTCCAATCTATTAAGAGATACCAATAAAGGTATCAGAGATGAATCACTACAGGCTGCACAAGATATTACTAATGCTTCTGAGTATATCCAAGGGTTGTTAAATCCCAATGCTTCTGATAAGGAAAAATTTACTACTGACTTCCAAAAACTAAAGAATGAATACCAAGCGAAGATTAATGAACAACAGAATATTATTGAGTCTACAAGAGCGCCTCTTGCTGAATTAGCAAAGGTTGATGAGCTAATTGCTGCTGCTCAGAGAGAAGGTATAGATGCGTCAGGGCTAAAAAGATTAAGAGACGAAGTGTACAGAGTCGTTAAAGCAAGAGAACAAACAGCGATCGCGCTCCGTAAAATGTACACTGATAATAAGCAAAAAGTTTTTGATGTATTTACGGATAGATTCAAAGATAGAGAATTAAATAGAAAACTTGAACGAAGTGCTGCTCTCTTAGGCGTTGATATTAGTCAGTTGAAGTTACAACTGGAAGAACTTAAAGGAATCCAAGCAATTGATCCTTTAAACCCTGAACTACTCAAGATACCTGATCTTGAAGCAAATATAGCTGATTTGGAATTGACTCAATCAACCCAACAGAAAATAGTTGCACTTCTGAATGAATGGCAACAATCAGGGGGCAAAAACATGAGTCAGGAAGTTTTCAAGAAAAGGGCAAAAGATATCATGAATACTGTCACTAAGCAGAATGCAATAATTGAAAGAAAGCGTCAAACTGACAATACAGTAGCTTATGTTAATCGTGAACTTGGATTGATAGATAAAGGGGCTGCTGAGAGAGAACCAATTACCAAGGGTTTACAGCTTGATAATAGTCTGTTTGCTGCTAAGAATAAGAACGGTTTAGTTAACATTATTAACTTTGAAAATGAAGCATTAATTAAACAAAAAGAGTTAATGGACTCTTACAGAAAAACTAGCTTAGAGACTCAGCGCGACTTTAAATTATCTTCTGATGATAGAATCACAAAACGCCTAAGAAATGCTATGAATCTCCAAAAAGAGTTAGATGTTTTAAAAGTGGAAACTGAGTACCAAAAAGCGACTGGCGAGATTAAAAATAGACAGGTGATTGTAGATGTGGAAGTGAGATTATCTGATTCTGCTAAGGCTATTTTTGAAAGCAAGAGTACCATTAAGAAGAATTTGGGATTGGAGTTGGCAGGGGAAAGATTAGACCGTCAGAACGCAATCACGACTCAAGAGAATGAGTATAAGCGCAAACAGAATGAAACTAGTCAATTTATTCTGGACAATAACCTGACTGAGTCACAGGCTTATGTGCTGAGAAAGAATAATGAAATAGAGAATGATTTAAAGCTACGTACAATTAAATCCCAGTTTTCAGAGTTTGCACAAGTGATTAAGTCTTTTGTGTCTGGATTTAAGAGTTCTTTTAAAGAATTTCTACTCAGCACAGAAGACACAGGTACAGCACTACTGAATTTAGCTAAAGGTATAGGTAAGTCTGTACTGGATACTTTGGCAGAAATAGCATCTAAGCGTATAACGGACTTACTTTTTGGTTGGATGGGCGGGGCTGGGCTTAACCCGGCAACAGAATTATCTTTTGCTGCTCAACAACTTACTCAAGCTGCTTATGCACTGCAAAACACAGGAAGTAGTTCAATAGCAGGTGTTCCTGGCTTGGATGTGGGCAGACTTGGTGGTTTTGCTGGTTTTGGTGATATTGCTTCTTTTAGTCCTACGGGTATGGAGTTCTTAGATCCTTCTACTTTTGCGGCTAGTGACTTTGGTTCAGCCACTTTAACGGGATTTGCTAAGGGTGGGATGATTGATAAAGATACTCTTGGGAAGATTCAGAATTTTGCCAACGGGGGAATTGTGGGAACGATGAATAAGGAACGGGCTATGACAGGGAGGACACCGCACCTGGTGGTCGCTTCTGAAGGTGAGCGCATCCTTAATCACAAAGAAACTGCTATTTGGAATAAGTTGCAAACGGGTATTTCTGGATTTGCTGATGGTGGCATTGTCGGTGGTGGCTCTGGGGATATTGCTTCTAAGATTGGTAGCACTACAACAGTGAATGTGCCTGTAAGTGTGTCAGTCAATGAAAGTTCTGATGTAGATGGGGCTAGATTGTCACAGACTGTACAAGCTCTTGTTAGTGATGGGATTAGACGAGAAATGCGTCCCGGTGGTTCTATCCGGCGGGGTAATCCTTATGGCAGGTAATGGTAGGGGTCAACGGCCGTTGACCCCTACAAAATCATTCTGCTAATGGTAAATTGGCCAATTCAGGTATTGGGGGATTGTCTACAAATTCTTGGATGATTTGTTCAGCAGTCTCTTGATTGATATTTAGGCTACTCATTAATACTTCTAATTGCGGTAACTCTTCTGGTGGCGGGGTAAATTCATTCATCTTTTTTCCGATCCTTGGATACAGCTAAACCAGCACTACCAGAGGCCAATGCTAATGCTATATTAAATGCACCATTGGCTTTTGTGTCTGACAAATTGGGAACTAGCATAGTAACTATTGTGATGATTGCACTAAGTAAAGCAAACACCACAGGAACAAAATCATTTAATTTATCCTTCATAAGCTAGGTAGTATTGGTGAATTTGAATAATACTTAACACATTTGCAGTTAGCTCGACACTGACAATTCTCTCCTGGATTTGGTAATGTACCTATCTTTGCCCATCCCATACTGCTGTAACGGATACAGTCACTACAGCTATGACTAGCAGCCATAACCCGACGTTCCCACAAGTATCCGTTTCTGCTATGCCCTTCTAGTTTACCATCTTCATAAAAATGCCTGGTTTTGTTGTAGTACATTTGCGCTCTAGCAGCTATCTGGGCTTCTGATAATTCACCACGGATAATTTCATTGGAAAATCCTCGCAAATATTGATACTGTAAGTTGAGTTTACCGCTTAATTCAGCATGGTCGCGCCAGTCCATTTGTTTTATTCCGCCTATACCAAGTGAGTATTGGTACAAGGAAACATCTCTGATTAGTTCTGCGGTTTGTCGTTCCCATGTACTAACATTGATTTTTCCTGATAGTAAGTTGTCAGTGACTTTGTTGCCTAGCTGTAGCGTGTCCGCTATAGCTTTCTCTGTGATTCTGACTACATCTTTCTCTCTGACAAATTGACCCTGTTTATTCCCGTTGGCATATTGATATCTTTGGCTAGATGAGTTCCAATAAAAGCTAGCTGATTCTTGGGTGGCTTTAATTGCTACCCTTTGGTACTTTTTTTCACTAGCTACCTCCTTAATCTCTTCCAATGGTGCTATTCCTGCTAGTTCCCTCATTCTATTGATTACAGCTAAGTCGTCAATACTAAATGCGCCTGTGCTTATACAGTTATTGACAATATTTAGGAGTGATATCACATCTTCGTTGTCCTGTGAATTAATAGGAAAAATCCCGTAATTTTCTTGTTCCCCAAGATTAAATTCAATCATGGGACGGATCACCTGTTCAATCAAGGCATCCCCCACTAATTCCATTTGTGACTTGATGACTAAATCCAAAATACCCCTATGCCCAGCGTTGAGGTTGCTATCACCACTACTAATTGCACCTGTACCTGTGACGGTTCTAGGCACTAACCAGGACAACATGATCATAGACTCTAAGTAGCCTAAGATGTTCATGAAGAAGCTACCATCGGTTTCGTGAGCGATCGCAAAGATATCATCAGCAATATCAATGACTGCATAAGAATTATTTTTCATGTCGTCTAAATTCTTAGACATAACATAAGCTTGGTTAAACAGCCTAGGCTCTCCCGTGGCAGGGTCTAAGAAAGCATACCCGGTTTCAGGGTTGATCATGGTAACAGTATTGTTGGCTGTGTCAGTTTTGGCTACCAGTAGTTTAGTGGCTTGTCTTTCTGATGCGATCGCCATACAAGCGTTGACTATTTTCATTAATTCCCAGTATGGGTATGCCCTTCGGCATATTGCTACTCCATAAGGGTCGCCCCCCAGTGCTACGTATGGTTGATTGATTAAATGAATACCGTTCTCATAAGGGATATAAATATCAGCATTTCTCATGTAGTGAACTGTTTTGATACTGCCACTGTACCCTTCAAACCAATAATAACGCGGGTCTATGGTACGGATTTTGTCTAAATAAGCTACCCGTTTTTTGATGATGTAACTAACTTCTGAAAATGATCGTCCAAAGGGGATAAATGTCAAGAGTTCGGCAATTACGTTAGACCAACTTCCTTCCATCTGGTTGATGGATGACCTAACAAAATGTTCAATGTTTTCATCTGGATGTTGATATTTCCCTAGGAAAGATACACCTAATAATGTTCTTAAATCATTGGCTGCGGAGGCTACAGGGGAATCTTTGAGCATCTCCACATATTTATCTGTAATGTTTCTATCTGACTGTTGAATCATCCCAATCCAAGTGGAAACTAAGGCTTGAACTTTGGGAGATAATAAATTTGTATTTAACATCTTTAAGCTATTAATTAATATTAATTATATGCTATCATAAACACAAAGTATATTTATTATGACAATGATTTCTGATTTAATTAAGGAACAAATCAAATCTTTAATTATTAGTGACTCTATTGAGTCTTGCGGGCTGGTTATTCATAACCAGGTTGTTTCTTTACCCAATTCTCACAGTGACCCTATTAATAACTTTGCTATTGCTTCTAAAGATTTAGCTAGATTTAACTATTCTCAAATCACAGCTTTTTGGCATACCCACTATAATGATACTCAACCCGGATATTTTACTTACACTGATATTGAGATGAGTCGTCAGACTCAAAAACCAATTATTCTTTATCACACGGTGTTTGACGTTTGGGACTACTATGAACCAAATAATCCCAACCCTTTCCCACTTAATTTTATAAATTACACGCCTAAACAAGTAGAATTTTACCAAGGCATTCCTTTTTATTGGGGACGCTCTGATTGTTTCTCAATTGGGCGCTGTTACTTTTTGGGTATGCTGGGTGTAGATGTAGGCGATTTTCAACGCTCTCATCTTGATAATTTTCCGCCAGACAACTATCAATGCCCTTTTGACTTTGACCACCAACTACAATTAATGCCTATAGGGACTAAAGCAGAAGTTCATGATGTATTTGCGATCGCATTGAGGGGAGGGTTACAGGTTAATCATGCTGCTATCTTAGTGGATGCGGAAAAGAATTTGATTCTTCACTCTATGTCACAAAAATCTCTGAGTAAAATTGAACCTTACAATAGATACTTAAGAGAAAGAACGATTAGCCATTACAGATTAAAATGCTTATGCTGACAACTATTAAATTAAATGGTATTTTGGGGACTAAGTTTGTACCTGAAATCCAAGGCAACTTAAACACAGTACGAGAAGTAATTAACTTTTTATGTTGCAATTTTTCTGACTTTAAACATTATGTATTGGGTTCAGATTGGTATTACACGGTAATAGTCAAAGGGGACAATTGGGAACGATATATATTGGAAGACTCGCCCAGTGTTTTGTTACCTGTAAGCGGTTGCGTAATTGAGATTAGCCCAGTTATAGAAGGTTCAGGAAAGACTTTAACTAATATTGCCATGATTGGTATTGGGATAGCTTTGGTGGCTACTGGAGCGGCTGCACCATTGGGGTGGTCATTAATTTATAGTGGTGCTACTGGATTACTTAATTCTATTATTAATGGCAATCCTAAAGAAGATGCTAAGTCTACTTTTTTCCAGTCTTCTGGTTTTAATACCAAAGAAGGTACACCTATTCCTTTGGTATTTGGTGAAGTATTGGTTAAAAACTTTCAGGTAATTTCTTTGGAAATAACTTCAGAATTTGCACCGGGTTGGAAATATAAAACTGGTTCTAAATAATATTAAATGAGTTATGGGATTTGCAAATAGAGCGCTTTCTAAGAACCCAATTACTGACCCAATTACCGCAACTTCTAATGATTATGTCAAGCTGCTATTAGCTATTGGTGAGGGTGAATTGGAAGGGATGACTTCTTTATCTAATATTTACTTTGATAAAACACCATTAGTTAATAGTGATGGTTCAGCTAATTTTCTTGATGTATCTGTTGACTATAGTATTGGTGGACCTGACAAATCTAATGATTCTTTTGTGACAAACTTGGGCATATCAAATAGTAATGTCAATACTGTTAATACAGAGATAAAAAATATTGGCGATGGGACGACAAGACAAATCTCAAATGCTGATATTACTGCTATCAAAGTTCGCCTAAGTCTTCAAATGCAGTACAACGACAAAAATGGTGATGTCAGAAAAACTGATTGTTGCTTCAAAATTTTTATTAAAGAAGGGGGAGGTGCATTTGTGGAAAGATACTCTACTTGTATCAACGCTAGGTACGCTGACCCAGTGACTTTTGAGTATTATTTTCCTGTTGATCCTACTCAAAGCAGCTTTCAAGTTCGGGTGCAGAAAACTATACCCAATGAACCGCCCAACCCTGACAACAGAGAAAGTAAAGAAAGTGTCAACCTAAAATGGATAGACTACTCAGAGATTAATAACGACCGGATTCTATTCACCAATACAGCATTACTAGCCTTACAATTCCCGTCGAAAACTTTCCAGTCAATACCGGAAATCTGGATGAAATTAGGTGGGATTAAATGCCGGATACCTAGTAATGCTACTGTCAACGCTACTGATAGGGGAACGGATTTTAGTGGTAGTTGGAATGGTGGCTTTTATCTACCTGCTAAAGCGACTGCTGACCCGGCTTGGATTGTCTATTATCTATTAACTGAGCCTAGATTTAAGTTGGGTATCCCAGAGGAGTATATTGATAAGTTTGCTTTGTATCAATGCAGTGTGTATAACAATGGGTATGTGGACAATGGCTATGGGGGACTAGAGAGAAGATTTTTGTTTAATACGGTTTTAGGCACGGGTGGGCAAGAAGTAGTTGTAGAGATGATTCGTTCTATCTGCTCTACTATGTACACTAAACCTTATTGGAACGGGACACAGTTAAGCTTTTGGCAGGATAGACCGACAACTGCGCTACCTAAAATCTTGACTAATGCAGATGTAGAGGAGGGTAAATTTGCTTACCAAACTAAAGAGCTAAATACTGTAACTACTGTGGCTAAAGTATCTTATCAATCTACTATTGAAGACTGGGAACAAATACCAGAAATTGTAGAAGATCCAGCTTCTATTGATAGATATGGAGTTCAAATTGAAGAATACGCTCTATTAGGAGAAACCCGACGAGGGGCTGCTATTCGGTCAGGGAGAAGGACTATTTTTAGTTCTTTGCCTAATAATATATTTCTGACTTGTAAAGTACGGGCGCGGGCAATGTTCTTTCAACCCGGCGACGTAATTCAAGTATCTGATAGTGCCAAAAACAAAGTCAGAATTGGTGGTTTAGTTTCCGCTGTAACTAGCACTAAAGTAACTTTAGATGCGCCTATAACGTTGACATCAAATACTAATAAAAAAATATATTTAACCCTTCCAGATGAGACAGTAGTTGAAAGAACTATTACTAATGGCGCAGGAACTTTTACAGAGATTAATCTCGGTACACCATTGACTACATTACCGCAAATTCAATCACCATGGCAGATCATTGATACTAGCAATAAGGTACAATTGTACAGGGTCACTGATGTAGTCCCAGACTCAGAAAATAAGTCTTTATTTGAGATAACTGCTAAAACTTATGGTTGACTTCTATGCTTTAGTTGAAACTAATATTGTCATTCCTGGCGACATTACTGTGGAAACTTTGCCAGTGGTTGCTTCACCACCAATTAATTTAAAGTCAGAGTTAATTAAAATTAATTATGGAAACACTGATATTTATGCTTTATTAGCATCTTGGCAGCAACCTCGGAAAGAACTTATTAACAGCACTTTTACAGTTGCCAGCATGACTTTTTTGGGAACAACAGCGACAGTGACTACATCACAAAATCACAAATACAATACTAATGATTTAATATTAATTAAAGGGGCTACTCAATCAATCTATAATAATTATTATACCATTACTAAAATCAGTAATAATCAATTTAGTTTCTCTTTTTCTGGATGGACTATTACCCCAGCTACAGGAACTATTACCTGTACAAAAATAACCAATGAGTCTTACACCGACCGCTACAGTTTACAATACAAGAAAGCCCAAGATTCAGAATGGAGTAACCCTATTGAAACCTTTGAATTGTCGGCTAGATGGGATAACGTTAGTCCAGGGGATTATTATGTGAGAATAGCTGCTATTACTATTAATAATAAAGTGAGTGCTTATGTGCAATCATTGTTAACCAAGCAGGCGATCGCTAATTTTAGTAGTGGAAATTATACAAGTTTTACAGGAGAGTTTTGATGACTGTACCTATCCTGATGTTACCACCAATTAAATGGGATTTTTCTATTAATAAAACTATCTTTCAACAAACTACAAAATTGGGAGATGGTTATAGTCAAATACTAACTGCGCCTAATTCAGTTAGGATAGTTTATGATATAGTTATTCCCAATTTAAATACCCAATCTAAAAATGATATTACGACTACTTTTAAGCAATACGGAGCTATTACTAGATTCAGATGGCGACCCAATGAATATTATGAATATAAAGAATTTATTTGTGATAAGTGGAGCGTCACAAATCAGGGTACTTATTTATGGGAAATAACAGCAACTTTTAACCAACAATTATAATCCAAGGATATTAACTATGGCACAACCTTATATTGGCTCGCAAGGAACTACTGAATATAGAGAGGCATTAGGAGGTGGTACAGCAGCTTCCCCTTATGTTCCTCAATTTTATTTAGCCACTTTACCTGCTTTTGCAGCAACCCCTACTTTTAATTTAGGAACCGCACCAAGCTTGACTTTCACTAATACAGCTTTTAATATTAGTGGTACACTACCTGCTTTTGCAAACGTACCAGATGTAAATATAATAAGCTGCGATACTACATTGGATATCTCTGGTAGCGTGACATCTCTTACACCAAATTACTTTAAGGAAGTGGTTGTTACAAAGCCATCTACTACAACGAATTACGCTCTTAATAGGGTTTATGGCAATCTATTTGAGATTATTAACATAGGTACTAGCGGAGGATTTGTTAATTTAACCAGTATTAGCATTGTATTTAATTTAAGTACAATGCCCTCTGGCATGAGTGATTTTGCACTGTATTTATTTAATGCAAGTCCATCTACAACATTTGCAAATAATCAGTCGTTCAGTTTTCCTGCGGCAAATAGAACTTCTATGTTGACATTGAATGGAATTAATTTAACTGCAAACTTGGCCAGGGGTGGGGGGACGGTTGTAGCTGAAACAATCTTGGTAAATACAACTTTTAAATTATTGGATAACAGCACTTCTTTGTGGGGATATTTAGTGAGTTTGAACTCTTTTAGTGATAACAGCAGCGGCAGTTTTACTATGCGTTTTTACGCTAAATAAAGTTGCACAAAGCGGTGTTTTTATGCTAGAATTTTCTGAGTATTATTATAAATTAAAAACATGAATCAACCTGTTTTAGGGGTAAGAGGAACAGCGGAATATATCAAAGCTACAGGAGATGGAACATCAGACTCTCCTTACACACCTACAGTCTGCCAAGATAGCCAAATAATTGACGGGGCTGGTTTTAGTAATTCTGGCTCAAGTGTGATTGATCCTTTTTTTGTCCAAACTCCAGTAGTAGGGGCTGGTGTGACATATAATCAGGCAAGTGGCTCAATTAATATACTGAGTGGAACAACTGCCAATGCTGAATTTTTAGCTAGATCAAAAACCTTTTATAGTGGTTCAATGAGAATGAGGTTTAGCATTATAGCAGCTGGGCGCATTGCCAACTCAAACTTTGCTGTATTATTAGCGGACCTCATAGGTGAAAATCTTACTTATAATATCCAATCAGCTACATCAGTGAATGTAATTGTACCGAACCATGGATTTACTTCATTAAATGTTGGGCAATTTATAAATATTGGGGGAATTAGCGGGGGTAATGGAGTACCTGGTAGATATGCCATAGCTTCTATTGTTGATATAAACACAATAAATTTTACTGTATCTGGCTGGAGTGCAACCGGAACAGGTACTTGTACTCTCTTTGGTAGAAATTATATTCGCAATTTACTGACAGGGACTACTGCTACTGCGGTAAACGTTGACTCTCAACGTAACGGATGGGCTGCTGGCGATACAGTGGCAACTATAAATACCACTGCAACACCTGGAACTGTATTACAAGCTGAAATTACAGGGCGGGAGGTATTCTGGTTTGATGCGCTTCGTGCCACAGCAACTACGCCTACTTTTACCTCCCGCGCTTCTCGTTATGAGAATATTCCAGATCCGACAGTTAACTTATATGTGTTTCTTTGGAATTTTAACGGGACGACAGCCCCTGCATCAACTACTACATTTACTTTAGGTCATTTAACTATTGAATCGTTTGCAAATAATCCTGTCTATTTACAAGGGGTTCGGTCTACTGGTAGCATAAATGCAATTCCTGCTAATATTGTAGCCGGAACATTATCTACAGTTACTACAGTTTCTGGAGTTACTACAGTTACTTCAGCAAACTTAGGAATATCTACAATAATAAGTGACATTGCTTCTGCCGCTATTACTTCTACTGCAAACTCTTCTGTAATAACGCCTACTTTTGGATGTAGCTATGAAGTTAATATTCCTGTTACTTTAATAACTGGAACAAACCCAACCCTTGATGTTGATGTTCAGGAATCAGATGATACTGGAACAAATTGGATGACAGTATACTCCTTTCCGCGCATTACTACAGCTGGTATTTATAGATCGCCCAAGCTTCCTTCGCTGGGAAACAGACTCAGGTATGTACAGACACTTACAGGTACTTCACCTTCTTTTACTCGTGCAATCAATAGGTTGCAATCTTCAGACTCAGTACCTAGCGTTCGCCAATTAATTGATCGTAGCGTAGTATTAACTACACTAAATAGCATTACGCCTAGCTTAAACGTTCAAAACTGCGATAGGCTTCAATTGGCTGTTAATATTGGTGCATCTACCACCAATCCTAGCTTACAACTTCAAGGTTCAGAAGATAATGGCGTTAGCTGGTATAGTATTGGTTCTGCAATCACAGCGATCGCTAATAGTACAGTGTCAATAACAATTGTTGACGTGAATACTCAATTACTAAGGGCGATAGTTACATCTGCTGGTAGTGGGGTTACAATGGGATACATCTTATTAAAAGGATTTTAAATATGCAGCAAACTGGTTTTGTTTATTTACTAAAAGAAGATGAGTTATATATCGCCAAAAGCTATGTTTTTGAAGGTGGAGTAGTTGCAACTGCACATATCAAAATTACTTCTTTAGAGGATGAAACAAGAGATCCTTTACTACATGAGTGGGTTTCCCCTGTTCCTATTTTAAAGCCTCTTGTTGAGCCGGAAGTACAACAAGAAGTATTAATTGAAGTGGAAACAGAAAAAGAAATTAATAATTCTGATGAGTAGTTATGACATTAATTTCGGAAAATCAATTATTAGATTCTGAGATTTTTATTGATTTAATTCAAGTCAAAACTTCAGAATTTGATGTTAAGATTTGCAACTATGGAACGGTATCTTTTGGTAGTGTTTCTTACCAAGGATTCCCATGTCAGCTAAGTAGTTTTAGTCGTTCAGGTGAGAGTGTGGAAGCGCGGGCTTCCTTGACCATTTCTGATATTTCTGGACTGGTAGGAAATATCATTGATAATTATTCAGTTATCAAAGCAGAAGTGGTCGTTAAACAGACGTTACCGATGTTTTTGGATGGTCAACCCACAGCAGATGCTAGTCAGTTTTTCCCGTTGAATTTAGAGGTTAGTCAGTACACGGGTGAATATCAGAATCAATTTGTATTTACCCTTTCTCCTTATTCTTTAGAGAGAAAAAAATTACCTGCTAGAACGTATTCAAGAAGATGTCAGTATATTCTTGGAGACGATGATTGTCAAGCACCCAACAATAGAAGCTTTGATATTTCTGGACAACCAACAACCTTTGCTAATCGGGCTTGTCGCAAAGATTTAGATGCTTGTAAACAGTATCATGATAATACTTTAAGGTTTGGTGGTTTTCCTTCAGTCAGTAGAATTAGAGGTTAGTATATGGTACAAGTAACAGGAAGTTTAGAGGTTAAAAATGGGTATATTAGAGTTAAGCCAAATGTACCTTTTATTGGCAGTTTATCAGGAGTTTCTGCTTATGAAATCAGTGATGGGTTAATTGATATTCACTTAGCCCCCACGCCCAATGACAGGGTTTATTTGGTTGATTATAGTTTATCAACTGATGCGGCTTTTTTACCTACAGAAAATTGGATTGTACCTGAATATGATTGTGGATTAGATGAAGTTAGAGGATTAGTTGTTTATAAACAAAATTTACAATTACAATTAGACAATAATCAATTACGCTTAGACAACAATCAGTTACAATTACAAACAGAGCAATTGACTTCAAGCAATAATCAATTACAATTAGACAATAATCAATTACGCTTAGACAACAATCAATTACAATTACAA